ATAACTTAATTTGTGAGAATTTATTAATTGATTATTAATAATTGATTTGAAATTTTGATTAATTTTTAAAGTCATTTTATTTATTTTATTTGTTTATATTAATTTCTTTATTCATATATATTATCATCTTCTAGTCGTATTATTACTGTAAAGACTTTTATTTTAATTTATTTAATAATTCTTTTAATTCATCTTCTAAATTTTCATAACCTTCAACTTCATCTATTCTTTTATAAATTAATTCTTTTATTAACCAAATTTCTTTTAATTCTAAATTCATAATTATTTAATTTTATTATTTATATTAATTTCTTTATTCATATATATTATCATTTTAACCTCGTATTCAGACTGTAAGAAATGCTATACGCAAATGCTATACATTTGCTATACGCTCCGCGTATTGAGCACGGCTCCGCCTGCCAATTCCGCCGCAGCAGAGTAATAAAACCCTATTGCTAGGGCTAGATCTTAGCTATATAATCTATCTGATCATTAGTTAATTTATTTTTATATCTTATTATAAAGTCTGATTTTATATTGCAGATATAGTCTTCGTCATAGTCTGAACCCATTGATTCTAATATGGCCTGATTTTTAAAAGCTACTTTAATTCTTAATTCTAGGTTGTTGATTAGATTATTCATAGTTAATTTATTTAAGTTGTTTTAAAGTTTTATTAATTATTTTGTTGATTTGTTTTTTATTTGATAAATGATAATGAGAGTGAAATTTATTATTATAAGTAATTAATAAATCATATAGTTTAAATTCTTTTGAATAATAAATTTGAAATTTGAAGTTTGATAATGTGAAAGTCATAGTATATTTATTTTTAGATTCATATATATTATCAGATCTAGGTCGTACTCAGACTGTAAGTGCTATACGCAAATGCTATACGCTACGCTCCGCGTTGCTCCGCTTCGTTATCGTATCGTATCGTATCACTATCGTATAACATATCGTACACATACACACATATAAGATCGTATCGTATAACATACCAGCCATGTTATACATCAACACTATATATATATTATCGTACGGCACACGAGTAGGCACACGACCAGTGCTTATGTCTGTACGTATATGTATTCATGTCTATGCATGCACCACGTAAAGTCTAGACCATATACTCGGAACGATTACACCGCCCCGTACGAAAAGCCGAAACGTTTCACGATTATGCTATTTCAAGTCGGGGGGTGGGTTGATTCAGATCTGTTTTCCTTTTGAAAATAATTCGTTGAAAATAGGGGTAACCCCTTACTTATATATTTGTAACAAAATTTTTTCACAATGCATCATATTACACACAAAAAGACTAATAATGTGTATAATATAGTACATTAATAGTGTGACGTTAGGTTGTTAAGTATAATAGTAATAGGCTAATGTCACTGTTTTTTTACTTTTAAGAATTTGTATTTATACGTGATAGTATATACTATAACTAAATTTAGTAATATGGCACAGAAATTATCTCCAAAGGCGGCTAAGGCAAAAGCGGAAAGAGACTTAAGATATGCAAAAACCGATGACCGGAGAATGAAGAAGGCGGAATCACAAAGGATGCATCGTAAAAGCCCGGGCAACAAAGGTAAAGATTATGATCACGAAGACAGAAGATTTGAAAGTGTGAAACAGAATCGCGGCAATGAAGGCGAGGGCACTAAGAAAGAGAGTGGTAAAAAATATAAAATAACTAAAGGTAGGAAATAATGGCAATAATATACAGTTATCCGTTGGCGGATGAAGTAACAAATGACAGTTGGGTTTTAGGTAGTGAAATGGATAATGGCTTACGTGTGGTTAAGAACTACAGTGTGGGTGATATTGTTTCTTTTACACGTGGTTTTGTAACACTTAATGATGTTTTAGATAATGACAATGAATCATTGTTAGATGCTAAGATAGGTGAGTTATATCTTTATGACGATGCTAATGCTGATTATGGTAAGATACGTTTAAACGACAGTATCTTTAGACTTATTGGTTCAAATGGTTCTGACGTGCTTTATGCGGAAGGACCCCTTTTAACCGTAGGCAATATGAATCTACTTGGTGATAATTTAACCGTGTCCAGGTTTTTTACCCTACCGAACAAAGACGGTACAATTGCTTTAACAAATGACTTAGTAACCCCTGATTTGCAAATAGTAACAGATGAAGGTAGTGTTACAACAAACTCTGTAGAGGTAGGTGAGTTACGGTTAGGTGATACAAGCACCGGCAATTATTCCACCATCTATGCTTTTGGTAACGCAACCTTTTTTAAAGGTGACACAGGTAATTTAATTAGAGAAATATATGATGGAGGTGAGGACAGATTCACATTAGGTGGCGGTCTTCTTAATGTAAGTTGGAGTTCGGTAACAGGTACAAAGAACAGACAGGAGCCAAATAAATCAGGTACATATGCCATGACCAATGATCTTCCGCAGGTAGCAGATAATTTTGCGGATGATGCAGCGGCGGCTATTGGTGGTATTGCTGTTGGTGGGTTATATCACACTGCTGGTACCGTAAAAATAAGATTAGTATAATCACCTATGGCCATAATATATAATTACCCTTTAAATTCCATACTATTAGCGGAGGATATGCTTATTGGCACATCTACTAATATAGTCAATGGTCAGCCTAAAAATGCAACAAAGAATTTCAGCATTGCGGATTTAACGGGATTTATTAAACAAAACGTGTCTTTAAATGACGTGCTACTGGTTGGTAACACATCGTTATTAGATGCTAAAGTTGGTGGGTTATATTTATATGATACCCCTGTAGAGGACTATGGCAATATCGTATTAAACCAAAATAGATTTTCTTTTAATACTGTTACGCACGGTGAAGTATTCAGAGCACAGAGAGATATGTTTAGTTCTTTCTCATCATCTGGTTATAGAGGTTCATTTGAAGTAAGTAGTATAACTGCTAACCGAGTATGGGATTTTCCTAATAAATCTGGTACCGTTGCTTTGCTATCGGACGCGCCAACACTTCAAGAAGTTACGGATACAGGAGCAATAACCACAGATACAATAACCGTTGGAGGTATAACATCAGGAAATTTATATTCAGATGGATATAATTTTGGAATTAGTGATAACTATGATACTAACTATAATATGTTGTATCAACCTTTTGTAGGATTGCAAATAACTAATAATTCTGATTATGTTTATCTTTATCAAGATGCGAGTATAGGATTCCAAACTGCTGTAGGCGATGGAAATTTAAGGTCAGATTTACTAACAGGTACAAGATCTTGGCAATTTCCTGACGCATCAGGTATTTTAGCTTTAACTTCTAATATAGGCACATGGGGGGCATTAAATTATCCTACATGGACTACAGGCACACCATTTGTAAAGATGACTGCTGCAGGAACATTTGCATTAGACACTACATCATATTATCCTTATCCAACAGGTACAATATCTCAATATATTAGGGGAGATGGTACGTTTGCTACATTACCAACCGCAACTATTCCAACGCTTCAACAGGTAACAACAGCAGGTAATACTAGCACAAATGGAATATCTATTACAAATCCTGGACTAAGTCCATATTTTTCTGTATTAGCACTTAGTTTTGCTAATTTTAATAATATTATTACAGGTAAAATTACTAAAATATCAGTAGATGATGATTTTACATTTCAAAATGGAGCAAACATTTTATATTTAAAATCACCTGTTACTATTTCTGGAACAAATACTCAGACACTACAAAATGCAACAGGCACAATAGCTTTACTTTCTGATGTAGGAGTTACTTCTGTAACAGCAACAAGTCCTATTACATCTTCAGGAGGAACTACCCCAGATATATCTACATCTATGGCTACTAATAAACTTATTGGTAGAAGCACAGCGGGTGTAGGTGTAATGGAAGAAATAACTATTGGCACAGGATTAACTTTATCAGGAGGAACATTAAATGCAAGTGCGGCAGGAGTTACTTCAGTAGGTTTAACAATGCCATCAGCTTTTAGTGTTACGAATAGTCCAATTACATCAAGTGGTGATATAGCCGTAACAGGAGCTGGTTTAGTTTCGCAATATGTTAGAGGTGATGGAACATTAGCTAATTTCCCAGCATCAACAGGAGGAGGAGCTTCTGTTTCTTATTATTTAAATGGCAGTGTATCTCAGGGCACAATAGGGGGAGTTGCATATAAAGAAATGAATAGTGTTCCTGTAATTGGAGCAGGTACAGATTTTACTATAAATGCAGATGGGTATATTCAATCATTCATTACAGATGCAGGTGATCCAAATAAATTATTAATACCTGCAGGTAATTGGAATTTTGAAACATATTTTAGCGCCTCTTCAGGAGGTGGGAGTCCAAGGTTTTATATTGAATTATATAAGTACGATGGAACTACATTTACTTTAATTGCAAGTAATTCAGCAACGCCTGAATATATCACAGGTGGTACAAGTATAGATTTATATTTTACAGCATTAGCAGTTCCTTCTACTGTATTACTTGCAACAGATAGATTAGCTGTTAGATTTTATGTTATTCATAGTGGTAGAACTATTAAGATGCACACTGAGGATAGTCACCTATCTCAAATTATAACTACATTTACAACAGGATTAACTGCATTGAATGGTTTAACTGACCAAGTGCAATTTTTTGATGTTGGAACAGGAGCTACAAATTTTAATATATCATCAAGTGGTGATACACATACATTTAATCTATTATTTAATATAAGAAGAAATGCAAATAATTCTTCTAATAATAATATAAATTATAATGGATATGCTGTAACGGGTTCATCAGAATCATCAGCGGTATGGACAATAAAAAGATTAACAATAGCTGCAAGTGGTTCAATAACCGTTGCAACTGCTACAAACGTAGCTTGGACAAATAGAGAATCAGCAACTTATATATAAATAGAAATTATGCCAATACAAAGTACAAACCCGATTGAAGTAGATGGAGAAGTTTATCCATATTTTATGATTAATTTAGCAATATCGCCATTGGTTAAACCAACTGATATAGGTGGAACAGTAGCAATGCTTTTAACACCTTATAGATTATTAGAAGACGGCAGCTCAGATAGTTTACCTAATAATGCTCTACAATTTACCTATATGGATATTTTTGAAAGTGAAGATTCAGAAGCATTAGAAACTACATTTACAATTATGAGTGCGTTGCAAAAGTTTATAACAGATAAAAACATTTAATTATGGCTGCTATAAGAGCAATTCTAAGTGGTAATTTTAGCTCACCATTAACTTGGCTTGGTGGTGTTGTACCAGGTGCAGCTGATGATGCCGTAAGCAATACCTTTATAGTTGTTGTAGACACAAACATTACAGTTTTAAGTTTAAGTAATTCAACAACAGGGGGTGCAACTTCAGGTGGTGGTTTTAACTTTACAGCAGGTGGATTGACAGCTAATGTTACATCTTTAAATGGATTAATAGCAGGTTTAGTAACTTTTAATCACGCAACAGGAACTAACACATTTAATGTAACTAATACTTTATTTGCAATTATTAATACAATACAATTTGCTGGTAATGGAACTGTAAACTTTAATATACCATTACTTAATTCTTCAGCAAGTATTACAAATGGAGCATTTTATAAAAATGGAGCAGGAACATTAAACTTTGTTGGCAATATTACAGGTGGTGGTGGTAATAACGGAGTTATTAATATTACAGCAGGAACTGTAAATATAACAGGTAATATATTAGGTGGCGCAAGTACATCTTCTTCAACTGGCTTAAATATAACAGGTGGTACAACAACTGTTACAGGTAGTGTAACTGGTGGATCTTCTACTGGATCAACTCATGGTATTCTTATAACATCAGGTAATTTGGTGGTAATAGGAAATGTTACAGGTGGCGGTGGTAATTTAGCTCAAGGCATTAGTTCGACAACTCCAGGATCTATAACTGTAACAGGAACTATATCAGCAAATACACAAGTTGGTTTGTCATCAAATTCACTTGCATCGACAATACAACTTTCTGGACCATTAGTAAATGTTAGTGGAGTTAGTGCAATTTCAACTGTTAAATTTTTTATCACAGGTACATCAACATTTTGGACTAATCAATCTTCTGTAGGGGTTAATAAAATACTATATACAAATGATCAAGTTACAGGGTTTCCTTCAGTGGCCAATGTAAGACTTGGAACAGCTTTTGGAGTTGCAAATGCTTTAACAGGAACATTAATTGTACCTTCTCCTTCTAATGTACTACAAGGTGTTGGAACTGATGCAACAACAGGAACGCTATTAATGACACCTGCAGACTTTTGGAACTATTTAATTGCAAGCGGATTCACAGCAAATAGTATTGGAGACAGATTACAAAATGCTGCAACCGTAGCTACAACAGGCGGGCAAATAGCCGCATATACAATTTAAGATGAGTAAAGAAACATTAGATCGGTTATTAAACAAATGGATCAGCAGAAAACTATTAGTGTTTTTAGTAGCTTGTGCAGGTTTGTTTTTAACTAATATAACATCCGGAGACTGGGTAATAGTTGCGACTGCTTATATAGGCATTCAAGGGTTTACAGATATAGTTAATAAATTACGACCATGATAACAACAAAAGAATTAAATGCAAAATACGGTAAACCTACTGAAGATGGTAGAGCTTATTTAGTAACGCTACAATTGCCATATCCTATGCGTTTGGCCTGGGACAAAGACAAGAAGGTTACTAAAATGAGATGTCATAAATTAATAAAAGATAACTTTGAAAAAGTATTTAAAGATCTATTAACACATTATGGTTACGAGCAAATAGTAAAGCTTGGTATTGATCTATACGGTGGCTGTTTTAACTTCCGTAAAATGAGAGGCGGATCTGATTATTCACGGCATAGTTGGGCAGTGGCAATAGACCTAGACCCAGAAAGAAATCAACTAAAGGAAACATCGGCAACAGCAAGGTTTGCAAGACCAGAATATAAAGCTATGATAGATATATTCTACAAGCACGGGTTTGAGTCTTTAGGCAGGGAAAAAAATTATGATTGGATGCATTTCCAAATAAAAGGATAATATGATAGATTTATTTAAAATATTAAAGTTTGCAAAAGACCAATGGTTAGGTGTGATTGTATCAATATTATGGATTATATATATAATATTTATGCAAATGGCTGACGATAAGCTAGTTGAAGAGGCCAAAGTTCTTGAGAAGGTTATTATAAAAGAAAAACTAAGGGTTGATACGTTGTATAAAACGAATACAGTTATAGATAATAAAATAAAATACATAAAAATAGTTACTCATGACACAATTAAAATTATTGATACTATGCGTGCTAGTAGCCTGCAAAAGTATTTCACAGACAGATACAATAAATAAGGTAATCCTGTCGGAAAATTTAGCAAGAGAAGTTGTTAAGGATCTTACAGAAGGAGACGCTTGCAAACAAATATCGTTGTTAAAGGATAAGAAGATAGAAAACTTTAAAGATATAATAGTGGCTAAAGATTCTATTATAACTAGTCAAGGGGATTATATTGTCCTTCAGAGCAAGTTGTTAGATAACCCAAATAAAATAAAATTCCACGCGTTTGCTGGATTACACAATAAAGAGTTTAGACTTAATTATTTAAACTTATATGTTAGAGGATTAGTGTCCTTATATAAGTTTAACTTAGGATTTCAATATTCTATGATACTAAAAGATTCATATGCGTATAATGTGTTTTTAGAATATAAACTATTTTAACTAAAAACCCTAAAAATTACGTAATAATACTGTTATAAAATTAAATCAAATTAAATACAACATGACAGATGCAATTGTAAAGAATCTTAGCTTTGGAAATGAAGCTAGGAATAAAGTATTCGAAGGAATAACAAAACTGACTAAAGCCGTTAGTTCTACATTAGGAGCCAGTGGTAAATGCGTAATGCTTGAAGATGGTTCTGGTAATCCAGTTATTACAAAAGATGGTGTGACAGTGGCAGATAGTATTATACTATTAGATCCCATAGAAAATATGGGGGCTAGGCTTTTAAAAGAGGCTGCACGTAAGACTGTTAAAGAAGCCGGTGACGGAACAACCACCGCTACAATATTGGCACATGCTATTTTAGATGAAGCTCATAAAGTTAATGATACCGTAAATCTTAGGGAACTAAAAGCCGGTATTGAGAACGCGTTAGAGTTAGTGATAGATTACATTGGAAACAAAGCTATATTAGCAGAGGGCGATATGCTAGATCAGATTGCAACAATATCTGCTAACAATGATCCATACTTAGGTAAGATAATAGGTGATGCTTTTAGAGCTGTTGGCAATACGGGAGTTGTAATGTTAGAACACTCTGTGTTATCAGACACTGAGGTAGAAATAGTAGAAGGTGTTCAGTATGACAAAGGATTAGTTAATGCACATTTTATTACTAGCCCAGAGATTAAAGCTGCTGAATTAGATAATCCATTAGTTCTAATAATTGAATCGCCAATAACTAATATAAGACAGATAAGATCTGTATTAGAGTATGCGATAGAACAGAAAAGATCGTTATTAATTATTGCAGATTTAGATCAGCCGGTTATAGCTGCAATAGCCATGAATAAGGTTAAAGGTAATCTAAAGGTTAACGTTATAAATGCGCCAACATACGGTGTTAATAAAAAAGATACAATATACGACTTAGCTTTGTTAACAGGGGCTACAGTTATAAACGAGGATCTTGGCGATGATATGGATTTAATACAACCTGAACATTTGGGCAATTGTATAAAAAGCATAACATACGATCAAGAAACAATATTAAAGATTGAAAAACAAACAGAAGAGGTGGATAATATTATCCTAAATATAAAACAGGATATATCAAGAGCCAAAAAACCTAATGAAGTAATACGACTAGAAAAAAGGTTGGCTAGGTTATCCGCTAAAATTGCTGTAGTAAAAGTAGGTGCTAATTCAGATATAGAGCTTAGAGAAAAAGCTGACAGAGTTGAGGATGCTATATGTGCTACCAAAGCAGCCATTAAAGATGGTATAGTTGCTGGAGGTGGAATAGCCTTAAAGAACGCAGCTGATCATTACGCTGCTAAAGGTTTAGGATTAGCTGAAAATGTTTTATTAAAAGCAATACGTGCACCTCACAATACAATACTATCTAACGCAGGTATAGATCATAACGATAATATATACGACGAAGGATTTGGTATAAACGTAGTTACAGGAGAATTAGTTAATATGGTGGATGCTGGCATTATAGATCCACTATTAGTTACAAAAAGCGCATTAAGAAATGCGGTGTCAGTGGCTATAACTATATTGTCAACCGATTGTGTAATCAATAATTTAAGAGTTGATGGAAGCAATAGGTAAATACGTAATAGTTTTGCCTAAAAAAGATATTTTAAGCAAAAGCGAAAAAGGACTTCTAATGGACAATAAAACCAGAGAAGATATAAGATATAGAGAAGCAGAAATTATCTCAATAGGGATGCCTATATTAGGCCTAGAGCCAGGTACGCAGATATTATATGATATGGTTGCCGGGCATATGTTAGAAGGTGTAGATAATAACTACAGGTTGATAAAGATAGATGATATTGTTGTTAAATTATGAAGCGTTTAGAATTTAGCGATCTCAGAAATAACAATATATTAAAACATTATAGAATAATCCGCAGGTGGGCATGTAGGAACAATGATTTAACCGACGCTGATTTAGAGTTGTTAATCTATTTTGATTGCATGGATTTTTTTACAAAGCAAGATTACAAGATAGGTACATATGCTTATAGTTGGGATAACAAACGTTGGAACAATTTATTAAAAGATGGATGGATAGTTGTGTGGAGAAATAGAAATCATACAACCCAAAAATACAACATATATAAAGTTTCTTTTAAATGTAAAATGCTAATAAACCGCATATACAGAATAATGATTGGCGAAGAAGAAATACCAACAAGCCCAAGAAGCAATAAAATAATGAGGGGTAAAACGTATACTGATACAGTATTGATTACCTCTATAAATAACGCAAATAAAAATACCAATTATGAATGACGTAGGAGTTACAAACACACAAACACCAGTACAACCAGTATCTGCTTCTGTGGACCCTAGATTATTTAATCCAGGAGTTAAACCAAGTGGAGCCCAGGTTCCGTTTACACCAGGAGCACAACAATCAATGGTTAATATGTATGGTACGCCAATGCAGGGTTCATTTGATAGACAAATGTCTGCTCCTCCACAACCGCCAGTAGCAGTTAAAACACCAGTGACCCCAAACTATAATTTATCAACCTTATAAATAACTATATCATGTATACACCAGATACTAAAGATCCCCATTTGATGAAATTAGAAAAACCTAAAACATCAGGTTTAAATCACTTATGGGACGGTCCATTAGATACAGCAGGATACCCAATGAAACCAGGGTCTAGCAGTGGCAAGAATGGCATAAAACTAAAAAAAGATTGTGGGTGTGATGCCCCTCTTAATATGCCTATTACGCAACGTGCTAAAATGCGATAAGATGAACGTTATAGACGCAAGAATATATATACTGAATACCACATCATTAATACTAAGTATGACTAATATAGAGACATATTTAAAGATAACTCTACTTGTGGTATCTATAGGTTATACATTACACAAGTGGATTCATTTAAAAGAGAATAAAGATGGCAAAGACGGCAGCGTGGACTCGTAAAGAGGGTAAAGACCCTAAAGGTGGATTAAACGCAAAAGGTGTTGCAAGTTATAGAGCAACTAATCCGGGTAGTAAATTGCAAACAGCGGTTACTACAAAACCTTCTAAATTAAAAGCAGGTAGTAAGGACGCTAAAAGACGTAAATCTTTTTGTGCTAGGATGTCTGGTATGCCGGGTCCTATGAAGAAACCAAATGGTGAACCAACAAGAAAGAAATTAGCGTTAGACAAATGGAACTGTTAAAAAGAAAAGATGGATCTACGTCAAGACGTGGACTTTGGGATAACATTAGAGAAAATAAAGGTAGTGGTAAAAAACCAACCAAAGCAATGCTTTCAGAAGCAAAAAAAATAAAAGCTAAAACTAAAAACAAATAATATGGCAATAGTACCTAATGATACACGTTTTATAGGAATTAATCCTACCGTAAATTTAAGAGAAAGAAGATCAGCAAGAATAAACCGTGAAACTCAACCGGTTTCAATGCAGGATATTACGGATAGCGTACGCTCCTATAAAGTGTATACGGCTTTAATATCACAGGCTGGCGAAGGTGATCCTGAGGTAATAGTTTTAGAGAATACTATTGGAGAGATAGAATGGAGTCGTCGGGGTCCGGGAAACTATTCGGCTGAATTAATTGATGCATTTACAGCCAATAAAACTGCGTTTTTTATAAGTGGTTTAGACGGTGGTAGTGGAGGCGTTGGTGTCTCCCTTCTAGGGCCTGGGACAAGTATAGTTTTTGTGGGTAAAGATAGGGTTGATCTATTTGTCACCGACTCATCGGGTACCTTGGTGGACGATTATTTAACTAAGTATCCAATAGAAATCAGAGTATATAACTAATATATGAAAAAAGTAATAGAAAAGAAAACTCCAATAAGTGGTAAAAAAACAATGCGTGCTGCTAATTCTATTATGGGGAAAGAAAAACCAATGATTAAAACTAAAAATAAATAATTATGAAAAAAATAGTAGAAAAAAAGACCGGTGAAAAGTATGCTTCTAAAGCAGCAATGAAAAAGCACGAAAAAGTGGAATCAAAAGCCGAGCAAAAAAAAGAATACGGGAAAGTTAAAAGAACTCCTCCAACTAAAATGAAAAAATGTTAATATAATTGACAAAAGCAACTATGATAAAAGGTAATAAATCAATAGGAATAGGAGATGATATTGCCAAAGTAACTAAGTTTATTAAGGCTGATGTTGCCGCAGAAAAAGTGTCAAGAATACTTGGTTATAAAAGTTGCGGGTGTACGGAAAGACAGAAAGCGCTTAATAAACCAGAATTATTAGTTAATAAGGTTTTTTATAACAATAACGAAAATAAAAGTAGCAATGGCATTTAAAATGAAAGGCCCTCCGTACGCTTTGAATAATACTCCAATCTACAGTACAGATATGGAAGATGACGTTCTCGGTATGGCACAATCAAATGGCACAATACTTATTAATCAGAATGCGTCACCATTAGAGTTAAGAAAAAATAAAACAATAGAACACGAAATGGTTCATATTGATCAAATGAAACGTGGTGACTTAGGTTATGATGACACACACGTAACCTGGAAAGGTAAGAAATATTCAAGAGCTGCTATGGACGAGGGGGCTAAGAATTTACCCTGGGAAAAAGAAGCATATAAAAAACAAAACTCTAGTAAGTTAAAAAAGAGATAATATATGTAATAATAATAATATATAACTTTAATCAAATATATTATGAAAAAATTATTTTTATTATCGGGGGTTTTTTTTATGTTCTCTTTTGCTAATGCTCAAAAAATGAGTAATGATTTTTTAGAGGGACAATGGACATCTAACGGGGAAGGTACTGAAATATGGTTTAATGTTTCAGACAGTAATGAATTAACAATAATAGAAGTTTCATCTTATACAGGTGATCCTTTAACTGTTTTAGAGCACAAGATAGTAGGTAATACGTTTTATTTAAAGACTGTATTTGAACAACTAAAATTTGAATCAACGTCAAAATTTACTATTATAAATAAAGATACTATGGCTTTGGATGTTACAAGTGACTACCCAGGCGTGTTGATATATAAAAGAGTAAATAATAAAAATTAAACAAACAAAAAAAATGGCAACAAAAAAAATGGCTGTAAAAAAAATAGCGGCAAAAAAAATGGTAGCAAAAAAGCTTGCTGTATCAGCTAAAAAAGCTTCCCCTGTAAAGCAAACGTTGCCAGCAGGTGCGGAAATAACCGGGAAATACAATGAGAGAGTAAAAAGAGGCCAAGGCCAATTAGCAAATGAGGGGTCAAACTTTGGAAGCGAATCCGGTGTTTCAATTGGTGGCGATTTACAAGCAACAGCTAAGCCGTTTACTCGCAGGTATGCCACCACACCAGACAACTATACAGAGGTTTATGGAATGGGCGCTGATGGTAAAGAACAACGTATATTTAGAGGTAAGGTTGGCATGAAGGCTACTGACGATTTTGTAAAAGAAAGTGAGAGCAAAGTAAAGGATGTAAATTTTAGAAGAAATAAAAATGCAAATACTTACAATGCAATGCAAGGACCTGTATCAAACTTATCTAATCCAGAAGTATTAGAAAGTGCCAAACGTCTTGGCAATGTTAAGGTAAATCCAAGAACTAGTCAATCTCCTAATAGAATGATGGTAAAAAAGAAAGTTTCCCCTGCTAAACAAACAAAGCCAACAAGTAAAAAACCCGTGGCTAAAGAAAATACAAAAACAGGTGAATATAAAAAAGCTGCTCCTGTTAAAATGAAAAAATGCTAAATGAAAAATCTATCAACAACAGGTTATAAAAGAAATAGTCCTGACAAAGATAGACCTTATAATGTAATACCTAGTGGGGAGATCACAATGAAAAACGTTGATTTCCCTGTCTACGGTATAGACAACAAAGGCAATTCTAAAGTTATGCAGCCTGGTAAAGATTATAATTTTCCAGGAGATGTTGTATTAGAGGTGCCATTAAGAAAGAATAAAAAAGGAATATATAATAGAATGTTTAAAAAATAATCAAATTAAATAAAAATGGAAAACAAGATTACAAAGGAACAATTAGACAAAATTACAGATCAGCAAAAAGCATTAAATATGATGCTATCTAATATTGGAGTATTAGAATCTCAAAAACACGCGTTATTACATCAGATTGCTGAAGTTAATAAAGAGATTGAGGAGACTAAAGCTGAGCTTGAAAACGAGTATGGTGCTATAAATATTAATCTTGAGGACGGTTCATATACCGAAATTGAGAAAAAAGATGAATAATTGTGGACCAAATTATAAGAAAAATAAGTATTGGTGCAGATTATAAAGACAATGCAATGCATTATTCAGTAGGGCAAGTAGTATATGGGGGTCATGAGATTTCCCATATATTATTTGAGCCAGCTGATAGTTCTTATAGTATACACATAAAGAAAAATGACGAGGTAATGCCATGGAAAAAGTTTAACATTAATATGGCGGTTGCAATTGAATATGATTTAGAGTACTAATGAGAAGTGTATTTAGTTATTTAGTAAGACCAATAGGTGACCGATATGATAATAAGGTAGCTGTTGGGGATAAGGAACTAATTATCAATACATCGATTGAAAGCTTTAAATCCGTAAACAATCTAGCAGAAGTCGTGGCTGTTCCATTAGCAATAGAAAATACCGGCATAAAAGTAGGTGATCTAGTAATTATACATCATAATGTATTTAGAAGATTTTATGATATTAGAGGAAAGCAAAAGAATAGCCGTGCATATCTTATGGAGAAGCTATACTTTTGTGAATTGGATCAAATATATTTATATAAGCAAGGTGGCAAATGGAATACTGTGGGCGACCGGTGCTTTGTAAAACCATTAAAGAATATAGATCATTTTAAGCTAGATAAAGAACAAAGGCTTATTGGAATACTAAAATATGACAATAGCTCTTTAAATGAGCTTAAAATCAATCGTGGAGACTTAGTTGGGTATAAGCCTTATGGCGAATATGACTTTAATGTTGACGGCGAAAGATTATATTGTATGAAATCAAATGATATTGTAATTAAATATGAATACAAAGGAAACGAAGCAGAGTATAATCCAAGCTGGGCGAAAAGCAGTTGAGGAATTAATTAAGGTTGCAGAGGAAGCTATTATTGGTAGTGATGATGATTTAAGCGCTGATAGACTAAAGAACGCGGCAGCTACAAAAAAACTAGCAATATTTGACGCTTTTGAAATTCTAAACAGAATAGACGAAGAAGAAAAAATGCTTGAGGATAATGGTGTAGAAGATACTCCAGCAAAACAATTTAAAGGATTTGCAGAAGGGAGATCTAGATAATGTATAATCAAGAACTATATTCCGTACTAAATGGCTATATAAAACCTACAGTTATTAAAAAAAACAATAGGTTGAAAAAATGGCATTATGGTTACAACAAAGAATACGATGTTGTAGTTATAAGTAAGACAGGTATGATAGATGAGATCTATGAAGTGCAGGGTTTAAGAATAGCTTTGCCGTTAATAGATAATGCTTATCAAAGATCAAAGATTAAAGAAGAACAATATTGGAGGCAATTTGATATTCCAAAAGAAATAATAAAAATAAAAAGTGTATTTGAATGGAACAAAAATTCAGATGCGTTTAAAGATAAGTGGTATAACTATATAGATAGTGAGTTTAAATACCGAGAAGAAGGGTTCTCATTCTATAACAATGGTAAACCAACATATATAACAGGTACGCATTATATGTATCTACAATGGAGCAAGATAGATATTGGCGCTCCTGATTTTAGAGAATCAAACAGGCTATTCTTTATATTTTGGGAAGCTTGCAAAGCGGATTCAAGAAGTTACGGCATGTGTTATTTGAAGAACAGACGTTCTGGATTTTCATTTATGTCATCCGCTGAAACTGTAAATCAAGCCACTATAACAAGTGATGCTAGATTTGGTATACTATCAAAATCGGGGGCTGATGCCAAAAAAATGTTTACAGACAAAGTAGTACCCATATCTGTTAACTATCCTTTTTTCTTCAAACCCATACAAGACGGTATGGATAGACCTAAAACAGAATTATCATATAGGGTTCCAGCTTCTAAGTTTACAAGAAAGAAATTAGATTCTAATGAAAAGCTAGCTGAACTTGAAGGTCTTGATACAACAATTGACTGGAAGAATACAGGTGATAACTCTTATGATGGGGAAAAGTTAAGATTACTAGTTCATGATGAGAGTGGTAAATGGGAACGTCCAGACAATATATTAAATAACTGGAGGGTTACTAAAACGACATTAAGACTTGGTAGCAAGGTTATAGGTAAGTGTATGATGGGTTCAACATCAAACGCTCTTGATAAAGGAGGAGAAAATTTTAAAAGACTCTACTATGATTCAGATGTTAAGAAAAGAAACCGCAATGGACAGACTAGTTCAGGATTATATAGTTTGTTCATACCTATGGAATGGTCGTACGAGGGATTCATTGATACTTATGGCATACCTGTCTTCGACACTCCAGAAAAACCGGTAAAAGGTGTTGATGGTAATCTTATAGATTATGGGGTACTAGAACACTGGCAGAATGAAGTTGATGGTTTAAAGAATGATCCAGACGGATTAAACGAATACTATCGACAGTTTCCTAAGACGGAGCAGCATGCATTTAGAGACGAAACAAAACAGTCGTTGTTTAATCTTACAAAGATATACGAACAGATAGATTATAACGAAGACTTAAGAAATACAAATATACTAACAAAGGGTAGTTTTCAATGGGAAAACGGTATACTCGATTCTAGGGTTATATTCCATCCTAATAAAGATGGTAGGTTCTTAGTTTCATGGATACCACCTAAACATTTGCAAAACCACGTAATAGTAAAGGATGGGCTTAAATACCCAGGCAACGAGCAGTGTGGTGCATTTGGTTGTGATAGTTATGATATATCAGGAACAGTAGACGTAAGAGCATCTAATGGGTCCTTATCAGGATTAACTAAGTTTTCAATGGAAGACGTACCACCTAACAGGTTTTTCCTAGAGTATATAGCTAGGCCACAAACATCTGAAATATTCTTTGAAGAGGTTCTTATGGCGATGGTATTTTACGGAATGCCTATATTAGCAGAGAATAATAAACCAAGATTATTATATCATATAAAAAGAAGGGGATACAGAGGTTACTCTATTAACAGACCAGATAAGGTTTATAATAAGTTATCACCATTCGAACGTGAGGTTGGTGGAATACCTAACTCATCACAAGATATAATGCAAGCCCATGCGGCTGCAATTGAAACATACATAGAAAGTTACGTGGGATTAAAAGAACACGGGTATGGTGATATGTATTTTCAAAGAACCTTAGAGGATTGGGCTAGATTTAATATAAACAATAGAACCAAGCATGATGCCTCTATAAGTTCAGGATTAGCTATAATGGCATGTAACAGGCATTTATACTATCCATCAAATCCATTACAAAAACAAGTAGTGCCATTAAACTTTAAAAGATTTAATAACACAGGTCATAGCTCGCAAATAATAAGATAAATGATTTATACAAATAATAATAGCACATTCCCTAGTCAAGTAGTACCTACTTCTGTAAAGAACAGTTTAGAGTACGGAACATCTGTTGCTAAAGCAATTGAGAACGAATGGTTTAGGGGTAATCGTAATGGAGGTGTTGGTGGTGATAGATGGAGTGCTAATTGGAATCAATTTCACTTACTAAGGCTATATGCCAGAGGAGAACAACCTGTTCAGAAATACAAAGATGAATTATCCGTTAATGGTGATTTGTCTTATTTAAATTTAGATTGGAAACCAATACCTGTACTGCCAAAGTTTGTTGATATTGTTGTGAACGGAATATCAAGTAAAAACTACGAAATAAAGGCATTTGCCCAAGATCCTGTTTCTATAAAGAAAAAAACAGATTATGCCTCAAACATAGTAAGGGATATGATGGCAAAAGATTTGTTAAGTAATATTAAGAATAAATTGGGGGTGGACTTATTTAACACAGCGGATCCTTCTAATTTACCTGAAGACATGGAAGAATTAGAACTTAGATTACAACTAAGCTATAAAGAAGCCATAGAAACAGCAGAAGAAGAGGTTATAAATAATACTCTAGCCAGGAATAAATACGAGTTACTAAATAGAAAAATAAATTACGATTTAGCTGTATTAGGTATAGGGGCAGCTAAAACAAGTTGGAATAAATCAGGTGGTATTAAATTAGAGTACGTTGACCCTGCTAACTTGGTATATTCATATACAGAAGACCCTAACTTTGAAGATATATATTATGTTGGAGAAGTTAAAACTGTTAGTTTTGAAGAACTTAGAAAGCAATTTCCAAGTTTAACAGAGGAAGACCTTTTAGAGATTGAAAAATTTCCAGGGGATAGTAATTACAGGAATACCTATTATGCACAAAGTTACGACTCAAGTAATGTACAGGTGTTATATTTTGAATATAAAACCTTTATGGATCAAGTGTTTAAAATTAAACAAACTGATTCGGGCTTAGAGAAGGCTATAGAAAAAGATGATGGATTTAATCCACCTGAGAATGACACATTCAAAAGAGTCTCTAGATCAATAGAGGTATTATATTCTGGTGTAAAATTATTAGGTAAGAACAAAATGTTAAAGTGGGAGATGAGTGAGTCTATGACACGTCCATTTGCAGATACCACAAAGGTTGAAATGAACTATGCTATATGTGCTCCTAGAATGTACAGAGGCAGAATAGAATCACTTGTAAGCAGAACTATAGGTTTTGCTGATATGATCCAGTTAACACATTTAAAATTACAACAAGTATTATCTAAGATTGTACCTGATGGAGTATTTGTAGATGTTGATAGCTTAGCAGAGGTAGATCTTGGTAATGGCACTAACTATAATGCTGCGGAGGCGCTTAGTATGTATTTCCAAACAGGTAGTATAGTTGGTAGATCAATGAACCAAGATGGAGGCCAGAATGGCGCTAGAATGCCAATACAGGAGCTACAATCGTCTAATGGTAATGCTAAGATACAATCTCTTATAGGTACATATCAATATTATTTACAAATGATACGTGATGTTACCGGGTTAAATGAAGCAAGAGATGGCAGTACTCCAGACCCTAATGCTTTAGTTGGGTTACAAAAACTAGCAGCAGCAAATTCTAATACAGCCACAAGGCACATTGTACAATCAAGTTTATATTTGACATTAAGATTGTGTGAAAATATATCGTTAAGAATAGCGGAATCTTTAAATTACCCACTAACAGCAAATTCTTTAATGCAAAGCATATCTACATTTAATGTACAAACACTAAAAGAGGTAGCTAATTTAAATCTGCATGACTTTGGTATCTATTTAGAACTAGAGCCAGATGAAGAAGAAAAAGCGCAGTTAGAACAAAACATACAAGTGGCATTGCAATCAGGCGGTATAGACTTAGAGGATGCAATCGATCTTAGACAAATAAAGAATTTAAAACTAGCTAATCAATCTCTTAAATATAAGAGAAAGAAAAAGATAGAAAGGGAGCAACAACAGCAACAACAAAATATTCAAGCACAAGCGCAAGCAAATGGAGAGTTGGCTGAGAGATCAGCAATGGCTGAGGTACAAAAACAAGAAGCGTTAGCCCAAACACAAATACAAATAGAACAAGCTAAATCACAATTTGAGATTCAACGAATGCAATCAGAGATGGAGCTTAAAAGAATGTTAATGGCGGAAGAGTTTAATTATAGTGTTCAACTTGCTCAAATGAATTTATCACAACAGCAAAACAAAATAAAAGAAATTGAGGACCGAAAAGATAAAAGAATAAAAATGCAAGGTACTCAGCAAAGCGAATTAATAGATCAAAGACAAAACCAATCAATGCCAAAAGATTTTGAATCATCAGGTAGTGATGTAATGAATGGGTTAGGATTTGATTTATTTGGAGAATAGATTACATTAACAATTTTATAATATTATATCATGTCAGAAATTAAACAAGAAGGGGAGTTCAAAATTAAAACCCCAAGGAAGTTAGGTAAGACTAACGAGGTAACAAAAGTAAATTTAAAAGCTAAAAAGGAACAAGATGCCATTCAAGAGCAAAGCACAAATGAAAGCGTGTTGGGCAATCAGCAGCCCGAAGTGGGATTGCAAGAAGTGGTCCAAGGAAACAAAGTCGTTGAAGTCGTTACCGAAAACAAAGAAAAAGAAATAATTGAAATGATTGCAGCACCGCCAGAAGTTGAAACGGCTGCTGAATTAAATGAGATTGTCGCGGAAGCAAAAACATCGGGGGAACCTTTACCGGAAAACATAGAGAAGCTTATTGCTTTTATGAAGGACACCGGGGGTACAATAGATGATTATTCAAGGCTTAATGTAGATTACGAAAATATAAAAAGTGAAACACTAATAAAAGAATATTATAGAAAGTCAAGACCACATTTAGATGACGATGAGATACAATTTCTCATGGAAGAAAAATTTAGTTACGACGAAGAAGAAGATGATGATCGAGACATCAAGAAAAAAAGACTCGAATTTAAAGAGGAGGTTGCGAAAGCAAAAAGATTCTTGGAGGATGTTAAATCAAAGTATTATGATGAGATCAAGTTGAGACCATCAGTTAACAGAGAACAACAAGAAGTTAATGACTTTTTCAATCGCTACAAACAGAACGAAAAGCGTTCAGAGCAATTGCATGGTAAATTCAAAGAAGATACCAAAAGTTTATTCACTAATGATTTCAAAGGTTTTGATTTTAATTTAGGGGAA